TGCTAAATCTCCTAAAGGTAATGATACTTCGTTTCCTCTTTGTAAGAATGGTAATGATGAACTAAAGTAATCTTTTTCCCAATTGGTGTTCCTTTTGTATAATTGATCGTTTAATTCTGTTTCTATAGTACATAGTCCTGATGATGTATGCTGCTCATATTCTACTCCTACGTTTTGATCTCTAAAGTATTCGTGATATATAAGTTGATATGCTCTAAATGGTAATAATGATAATTCTGTTGTCTGTGCTGATGAACTCCATGCGAAATCTGGGTTAATTGTTGATTTTGCTGGGATACCTAAATGATTTGCTAAACTGCCTTTTTTTAAGAATTTGTCTATTCTTGAATTTGTTGCTTTGAATCTTGGATAACTTGGTAAATCGTTTCCGTCTTCTCCACCTGTAATGAAGTCTTTCCACTCGTCCCATACTAATCTATAGGGTACAAAGAAATAATCTATTTTGAAATCTATTCGGTGCATAGCTGGTGCTAATAGTGGTGCGAATCTGACTAATTGTTGTGTACTTACTTTAAATGAATCGCCTGGTATTACGTCTTGTGTAAATACTGGTACTAATTCTCCAAAGTTTGTTGTAAGTTTTGATTCCCTTGATAAATCGAATTTGTTTTTTTGTGGTTTACGTGTTTGAATTTGTGTTAACATAATTAAATTTTTTCTGTGTTATTAATTGTTTTTGTATTTCTTTTTAAATCTGAATCTTTTGATGCCATATATTTGAAATGGTCGTTGTTATAATATTTTGATAATAATCTTTTATACTCCTTTATTTTTTTGTGTTTATAATCGTCTAGTGAGCGTAATGATATTTCAAGTCTATCTTCTTTATTTGTGAATAATCTTTTAAGAAAGGCTCTTGGCATACGTTGTACATTGCCGTCCAGTGTGCGAACTTGTAAGTCCTCTGTTTCGATATGATGTATTCCATTTTTTTCTAGATAACTATAACCTATAATTCCATAAGGGGTATTTTTCCTACCTTTTGACATTAAGCTAAATGGTCTTTGTCTTGTATCTTTTTTGGCGTTGAACTCTTTAAACATGTATTTTGTGCAATAATTTATTGATGCTGCTGTAACTGTTCCTATATCTGTGAATCCATAATTCCATGAATCTGTAATACTGTTTACATTTGTAACATCGTAATTAAATAAAAGTATGTGATAATGTGGTCTTTGTGTTTTTGTTCCATATTCTCCTACTAAATAATAGCGTAATGGTTTACTGTGTTGTTTTACCTCTTTATCAGTACAATTGAATGCTTTTTTGACATGCTTGTTCTGGTTGTTTCTTAACCTTTTAATAAAGTCTTGACAATGTTTTTTGTTTAATGTTGGGTATTTTGTTCTAACTGAATATTTTACTTGTATATTTTTGATTTTATCGTTAAAGCTTTTAACGTATCTATATGGTAAATACTTATCGTTGTATGTTAATGTTATGAATAATGCTGAATCTGATGAAAGGTATTCGTTTTCTAATCTGAATGACCAGTCGGCTCTTCGTTTTTTTAAACATGGTAAACATTTTCCACATGGTACTTTGAAGTCTACTCCACTAACTTTTTGTGAATTTTGACATCCAGTTCCTATAATATCAGGTAATATATCTTCTGTTATAACTAATTTCATGTTAACTCATTCTAATACCGCCGCGTTTGGCTAGAATATAACGTGAGTTTCTTCTTGATTTTGGCTTCTGCATGCCTTTGTAACGTCTGTACATAATTTTGATGTTTAAGGGTTATTTAAGTGTTCTAATTAATTTTGTTGCAGTATCTACTGCGAAATAAGTCTTTATAAAGAATTGTGCTTCTTGTTTTCCTTCTACTGTTGAAGGATCTATGTCCATTAAGTTTAATATGTTTCCTAATGTATCACCTTTTAATATGCCTTGATTAGCTCTATCTCTTTCTTGACCTTTAATATCTCTTTCTAAACTATCTGCTTGCATTTTTACAGTCTCCCATTCGTAAGTCTGTTGTAGATTTTTAATTTTTTGTATGACTTCACGTTTTGCCATTCGTGATAATTTTGTGTCTGCTTTTTGTCTACTGATATCTGCTATTAATTTGTTAGTTTCTTTTATTGTTTTAACATTATCTAATTTTGCTTGTTTTATAACATTTGCTTTTGTTCCTAGTGCTATATCATTATCTATATTTTGTTTTCTTGTTTGTGCTTGTATATTTTTTATTTGTGCCATTTGTTGCATCCCACTAATAAAGGGTGCTGTATCTACTGGTGTTTCTGCGTATGCTGGTAATGGTTTTGTTTGTGGTGCGCCTGATGCGTTTCCAGTTGTTCCTTGTCCGTACATTAAATGAGGATTTAAACCGGCTGCTTTTAATCTTTCCATTTGTTTGATAGGTGTGTTATAAGCGTTTTGATAATCCCACATTTGTTTGTCTAATTGAAATTGATAGTTCATATTTGACCTGTTGCGTTTATTTTGTCGTTTACCTCTACCTATTCCGAATAAGTTGCCTACTCCTGATAGTATACCACCTATACCACCTAATTTTGATGCTAATCCTGTTGTTTTAGCTATTGTTCCTAGTCCTAACATTGTTGCTGCCATTTATCCTATTTTATTATCTCCGTCTAAATCGGAGTTGATTAATATTTCTATTTGTTTTATAAGTATTGTTAGTACTTTTTCTGCGATTTTTACTATAAGGTTTTTTATCATAATATTTCTAGTTTATAAGTTGTGTATTTGTCTAATACTGTGTGTAAAGTTTTTAATGAATCTCTACTATTGTAAATTTTATCTTGTAATTTGAATTCTCCTAGTGCAATACAGCCAGATAACTCAGTGCCGCTATTGGCAGAATGTATTCTAATTCCGTTACGTTGAGGTACATGAAGAGTCCAAAGATTGGTATCAAACTTAGGACTATAAGAATGATATATATTATAATGGCCCTCTTTGACTTGTTTTCCATTATTTTCAACTGTGCAGAAAGTTGCGTAATTGCCGTTTTGAAGATGAATATTGAGAGTACCAAAGATAGAATTTTGATTTTTTCCATGTCTGTGTAAAGTGATTTTATCCATTTTTTTTTTGTTTTTAATGACTTTTAGTCATTGGCCCTTATAACATCAAGTGGTTATAAGGGCCTAACTAACTAACTAAAAACTAACTATTGTTTTTTGTTTCTGTTGCAGCTGGTTCTGGTGTAACTTCTGCTGCTTGTACTTGTGATATTGCTTTTTGATAATTGTTAATCTTAGTTTTTAATGATTTTGTGCGTTTTGATAAATCGTCTAAGAATGTCATTTTATCTGTAATATCCATTTCTTGAATTTTGTTCATAGCTATTGAGCTGAATGTTGCTTGATCTTCATAAAACGGAGTTTTATAATTGTCGTATGTCATACCTTGAGTGTTTCTGAAAAGAATTTCTCGGATTGACATACTTTGATTGGGTTTTGTTAATACCTCTTTTGATGTTTTAAAGCCTTTAGGTGCTTTAAATTTTGCTTTAATTGGTTTTGAATTCGCCATTTAATTGATTTTTTAATTGTTGTACTTCTGTGTGTAATTTTTGCATTTCTTTAAATATTAATGCAAGTGCTGAACCGTTTTCAAATACCATTGATTTGACGGTGTTTTTTTCAATAAATCCTTCTTTGAATTTATTATAATCTGTTCTGTAATTTTTGGATTGTTTTAATCCTTTAATAGTTGCTTTTTTTGACTCTAAATTGTGGTCAAATTGCGTCTTTGATTTAGACATAATAGTTAATGTTTAAGATAACATTAACAGTTGTTTGTACTGGGTTTTACATAGTATAAATTATAGTACAAATCTGTTAACATTTGATTAAGAATTGTTTAAATATAATAATTTTTTTGTTTTTACCAAACACTTCGTGGTTTGTTCGGTAGATATTAGGGGCTCAACCCCCTTAAAAAAAGGGGTTGATTTTCCTATTTTATGTGAGCATTGGGTTTGCGTGATATGGCATTGGTCGTAATGCGTTTACTTCATGATAAAGTTGAATCCAAATTGAATCTGCTTCTGCGTATGTTGCATCGGGTACTGCAAATATTCTTTGAATTGAATCTTCGTTAATGTGATCACATTCTATAAATGATTGGTTTAATACTGGTGTATCTTCAAAGCGTCTTGATAATTCCCAAAATGCTAATTGATCTGTGAAATCTCCAGCTATTGTTGAATTTGA